ATCATCACCTGGAGTACCATCAACTCTAAAAGATATACGTGGGCCATCTATATAAGCAGTGCCATCATAAGCAGTAGATTTAAACTCAACTAATCTATCACCACTTTGTACAATAGATGGAGAAGCAAGTGTGCCTCTTTGATGTTGACCATTAAAACTTGGGCCAAAGGTTGTGCCACCGTCTCTAAAGGCTTGTACAGAGCCAGAATTAGTTAAATTAAATTGTTTTTTACCAGCAGTAAAAAATTCTATGTTGTCATCTGTTGATGCTTGTATTTTTGTATCAGCATCAGTATCTAACATCAATAGTAGTATCCTTAATTAATACACCATCAATAGTTACACCAGAACCTGATGTACTTTCATTAATAGTATCTGTAGAAATTACAGATCCACTTTCTGCAGTAAAGTCATTAGCAGTAATTACAAAGTCTTTAGCACCTGCTACATAGATATCAATAGTATCATCAGTAACAGCTTCAATGTAAGTATCACCATCATCATCTAAGATTACTCGACCACCAAACGCAGCAGTATCTATACCTAATTCAACTTTGGTAGGAGTGCCAGAAGCTAAAGAGATACCTGTTAAGTTTACAGTCTGTGTAGTAGATGAGTGTGAAGATGAGGCAATAGTGCCTTCTACCACATTAGCACCACCATCGGTGATTCTAATCTTTCTACCTGCAAAGTATACACTTGAGATGTCAGATGATGAAGTTATAGTAATAGTATCAGCATCACTACGTGCTACTGTATATGTACCATCTCCGTCACCAAACTCAAAGTATCCGTCTCCAAGTTGTTCATACATGTCTCGCATGTGTCCCATGAGTTCTCTTGCAGCATTATTGACATTTGATGGTGCCATGTTCTCTGCAAAGTTCACAGTCATGTTGCTTGTATTGCTACCTGCTGTTGAACTAAATTTTCCTACGCCTGTTCCAGCCATTGTTTTATTCTCCTAATTAATCTAAATTTATGTTAAGTCCTGGATATTTGTACTTTTTACCTTCTGGGTAAATAGGGTGTCCAAATTGTCCTATAATAACATTAATAGCATCTTGATAATTTAAATCATCCTTTTGCAATTTCTCAATAACACCTCTGAAAGCAAATGGTATAAAAGATTTACCGATTTGTTCTCCATAATCTCTAGCTCTATACAGAGAAAATAACTCTTCTTCACTGATAGGACTAGGATAAGGGCTTGTCAAGAATTTTTTGTTAAATAATAATTGTTGTGTTAATTTTAATGTACTACCTTGTTTTGATACTAAGGTTTTATATGGGTGTACAGCCCAATGCAATGGTTCCATTAATTGTTTAGACCAAACCATTGTGTCTCCATTACCCAAGTCTATTTTAGTTGGGTCTTTGTTTTCTAGTAATGACTTACCAGTAAACATATATTGTAATGCACTACCAAATGTAGCATATATTAAACCCGCTCTAATAGCATAGGCTTGATATAATTTTCTAGCTACTGGATCTTTATTAAATCCAGGTAAAGCATTACCTAATATTCTTAAGTTTGCAATAGTCCAGTCAGGTGCAAACATTAATAACTGCATATTTCTTCTACCAGATACTGTTAGCATTTTACCTGCTAAAGATTTCATAATAGGGTTTTCAATATCTTCGTATAACTGTCTCCAGTTTAAACCACCATATGCATCATTAGTAAATTGTGCAGCTTTTCTATTTAATTCTACTAATGGTATATCTTTATTAGCAGGATCTTTTAATAATTTATGTCTAGCTGTTTGAAAGGTATATAATTTACCTGAGTTATAAACATGATCCCAAGTAACATCATCAATAAATTTAAATGGTTTTGTTACTAATTTATCTATACCATTATCTACAGTCCATTTAACTAAAGGACTACCAATTCTATCTGCAAGTCTATTAGCACCTTGTACTGTATCATAGAATGCATGATGTCCAATATCATCAGGATGTGAAAATATTACACCAGCTTTAAGACCAGCTTCATAATCATCAAAGTTACCACCTTCGTTAATCATTCTTTTAGCTGAGTTTTGTTTAGGTTTAAAATAAGATATAGGTACATTTAATGCACGTGTAACTCCTACACCTGCAAATATCATAGACTCCATAAGAGCTGCAGCATGAAAGAAAGAATAACCTACACTAAATCTTTTTTGTAAAAAGTTAATATTTGATATAGCTCTATGTAAACCTTTAGATTCTGTAGCATCAAACATAAACTTTAGATGTGTTGCAGCTTCTTTAAATACAAATGGTTCTACCATTCTACCATCTGCATATGCTTCTTCAATTAATTTATTTCTTAATACAGTTTTATCTTTTAATGGTAAAGCTTTATTTCTTAATTGAGGATTATTTGCTATTTGTTGTAAACCTTTTTCAGTAAAAAAAATTCCTGTACCTTTAGCTTGAGTACGTAATTCTTCACTAATACTTTGTTCTATTTCTTGATTAATTTTTTTTAATGTTGCTGCATTTTTAGGACTATGTGCTTCAAATGCTGGATGTCTAAATTTTATATAGTCTCCTGCATTAACACCAGTAGGTAATTCATCATACATAAATTTATAGTTATCACCTTTACTAGTAACACGACCATTTATATCTGTATTATAAAATAGTTTAACTACTCTACGTTCAGCTAATGCTTTATTAACTGCATTATTATATACTTGTATAATATCTCCTAGATTTGTACTTCTAGGTTTTAATCCTTTGGCTATACCTTCTGCATAACTATTAATAATTTTACTATTTTCTGCACCAAGTCTACCTTTATATTGTTGTATAGAAGAACTTTCAGTTAAAAAAGACTGTAATTGTTTCATTATAGCTTCTTCAGAATCAAATGCTGATGTTTGCCAAAAGCCAGGTAAATAATTATTTCTAAATCTAAGGTAAAGATCTTCATCTTCAGATATAACTTTATGCATTTGTCTAAAGTAATTTTGTGCAGTAGTAGAAGCTTTTAATTCATCAGTTGATAATTTAATATTTTTATTACCTTGTATCCAATCTAATACATGTAACTCTCTATCTTTAGCAATGGGATGTTCTTTACGAAATAATTGATTTAATCTTCTAGATGTAGCATTACCTACTTTAACAAACTGATCTACGCCATCTATAGCATAACGACTAATAGCTGGTCCTTTTAAATCTACTAATCTTTTTAACTCACCTAGTTCAGCAAAGTCTTTACGTTTAGCTGCATTACTTCTATAAAAATTTATTTGTGGATTAATACCTGTATCATCTAATTTAATACCAGCATCTTTAAGTTCTTTTCTGAATACAACAAAATCATCTTGAGTGACTACATTCTTAACATAATTTTTACCTGCTTGTACATCTTTGTATCTTTTAAATGCAGCACTAGAAACTTTACCAAATGAAGTTAATGCTAGTGCAGTAGCTCCTGCATATAACGCACCTTCTTTTTCACCTGTACCAATATAACCACCAGTACCAAATACAGTAGTAGCAACTACTGGACCAACAGTTTTATCATATATTTTTTTAGCTAGAGTAGTTTCATTATTATAGTTTATAAGTTTATTAGTATTTTCAGCTATAGTTTCTTCTACTTCATTTTGTATAGCTCTAGTAGTTTTATTACTATAAGAATTATTTTCACTTATTCTATTTAAGTTCTTATCTAATTGTTTAGCAAAGTTATTAGGTATACCACTTGGACCTATAGCAAAATCACTAAGTTCAGTAATAGCTTCTGCCTCTCCACGACTAGCTCTTTCTTGTAACGCTTGCATAGTTTCTTTAGTTACTGTAGCTTCATCTGTATTTCGACCTATAATATTCATAGATCCGCCCCATAACATACCAAGTCCTAAAGCACCAGCGCCACCTATTGCAGTTTCAACAGCTACTCTATTAGCATCAAGTTCACCCTTTTCACCAAGTTGCATAACAGTAGAATATGCTGCAGCTTCAGGAACAGCAACTGTGCCTATAGCTACACCTCTTTGTATACGAGGAACTTTAGCAAGTATATTATTAGCTTGCATAAATTTAGCTAATGCATTGCCACCTAATGCATATGGTGCAAATAATAAATATGGATCTGCCATAAATGCATTTACAAATTCACCAGCCATTGCACCTGGATTAGTTTTAATTGCAGCTTGTAATGCTTCTAAACTGAATGGTTGTTCAGACAAAGCATAACCATATCTTTCTAATACAGCTTCAGCTTCCATATATTCAGGAGTGCCTTGTAAGGTAGGATTGGCTTGTATAAAGTCTTGAGCTTTCTTGGCTTGTACTTCTTTAGTATTACCACTAGCATATTGATATGCAGCAATAGGTAAACTTTCATAACGCATTAACTCAATAGGATTTCTTAATGTTGCAAAGAAACCTTTTGATTTTTGTTGTGGTATAATTTGATTAGGATTAACTAATCCTGCATCTAAGTCTATACCTTCGCCTAAATCTAATCCTAGTCCTAAGTCTATACCATCACCTAAGTCTATTGCCATTAGTCAATAAGAGTTGCATTTGGTTGAGCATTTACTGCAGCTCTAATTTGTTCTTCTGTAGCATCTTTATTTTTAGCTAGTAATGCTTTCATAGAATATGTTTTTGCTGTGTATTTACTAGCATCAGCACGTGCTGGTATTTTTTTATCAAACATAAATTTACGTTCTTGAATTTTACCTCGAGATAATGCTCCTTGAGTTTCAGCATTTTTTATAGCTCTATCTATTGCTTCATTTAATCCTATACCACTTGTAACCATATTATTAACATCTTGTGTTAACATAGAAGCCAATGAAGATATTTGTCTTGCAGGTATAGTATCTTTATCTACACCTGGAAAATATTCAGCAGTAATACGATTTTCTATTTGCGGTATAAGACCTTGACCATAAGTTAATCCTTCAGCTAATTTTGTACCTACATTAACATTACTTGGACCTAATGCTTTAGCTTCATATGAATCTGCCATAGCTAAATTTTTTCTTATTTGAGATCTTTTATAAGCATTATCAACTAAAGCTGCATACTGAGCTTTAGTATATTTAGATTCATTAAGTAATGCTTGTCCAAATTTAACTCCTTTAGTACCATCTACGTATATTCTTAAACCACGATAAAATTCTTCATTATCTGTTGGATTGTTAATAGCATCCATTACTTTTTCTAATGCACCACCAATTTTTTGTTGAAATGTTTTTTGTGGTACATCTGGTTTCATTAATTGATCTATACTTTGTAAATCAAAGTTTGGACCTGCTTCTTTAGTTTTTGCTTTTGATTCAGGTGGTGCAGTACCTGCAAAAGGACTACCTGTATTTTTAGATTTAATATTTAATTTTTCTTTTACTCTTGGTCTCAATAAATCACCAATAGGATCACTTCTTGTACCAGCAATATATTTATCATAAAAATCTTCTTGTGGTCTAAATAAATTAGCTCTTTGATTTATTCTAGATTGTGATCTTTGTTTAGCTTTACTTAAATTTTGATTACCAGAAGAAGCTATTAAACCTGATCCTGCTCCAACAGTTCCTGCTCCTAAACCAAAAGCTATAGGTAAGCCAAAACCTCCACCAGCTACTTCACTACCACCACTAGCAGAACCATAAGGTCTATTAATAGGAGTTCCTACTCTAGAGCTACTACTACCACCTCCAACTATATTTTCTACTTGCAATGGAAATATACCAGAGCCTGTATCTAAATAATCTAATATATCAAATTCATCCATTATAATCTCCTATCCAAAAAAGTATCCTGCGCCAGCACCAAGTAATCCACCTAATGTACTGCCACTCATTCCACCAGCTCCACCAAAATCTCTACCTAAATAACTACCCATTCGTAATCCACCAAGAGCTTGTGTCATTCTATTAGCAGGTTGTGAGTATTCATAACTAGGATTTCTAAGTCCAGCTATAGAAACTAATGGGTCAATAAAAGCATTTAATCTTTTGTACGGAGATTCTTGTTCAAACTGAAATCTATTCAATCTATCTTGTAATTCTCTACCTGCAAAATCTTCATAAGCACTACCTACTTCACCAATACCACCTATACCTCTAGCTCGTCTAGCATCCATTGCATCTTGTGTATCCATTAAACCAGCAGCTCCTGCACTCATTCTACCTAACATAGCTTCTCTAGCTGTTTGTTCTCTAGCAATGTCAGCTTGTGATGCACCATATTGTCTACCTAATTGTGCTTGGCTTCCTCTAAATAATCTATCTAACGCTTCTCTACCACCTGTAAATTGTCTACCAATAGTAGATTCTCGAGACCTTAATTCTCTTGCTCTTTCTGCTTCTGCAGCACTTTGAGCTATAGGAGCATATGCTTGTGTAAATGCTCTTGAAACAGCTTGCTGTCCACCTGGACTAGTACCTGTTCTACCCATGCCACCAAATGAAGATTGTACATCTTGCATTACATCACTTAATATTCCAGATCTAACACCAGAAAGATAATCCCCTTGTGGTTGTAATTCAGAATAAGCATCTCGCATAGGATCAGCAGAACCATAACCCATTCCCATTCCCATACCAGCACCTAAACCTCTATTCATGTATGAATCACCTGTAGCACCAGATGCCATACCACCATAAGTTCTACCTGCTAAGTTATACATATTGCTACCACCAGTAAGATTTAAACCTTCTGCTTGAGCTAAATCTAATGCAGCTTGAGTTTGTGGTGCAAATGGAACTACTGTAGATCCAGGATAATAATTTCTGCCAACATCACTGCCATATAAACGAGCAGATTCTGACATAATATCTGTTATATAAGGTTCTGCACCTTCATATATACCACCTGTAATTTCGGTTATTTGTGGATCATCAGTTCCAAATGACATATATTATTCCTCCAATTTTCTTTCTAATAAGTAATGTGTTACTTTATAATTATGTTGTTTAAGTATACGTGACCATCCTGGTCTAGCATATGTTTCTAAATGAGTACAACCTTGTTGTTTAGCCCATTTTTCTAGTATCTCAATTTTTTCTTGCCATAACTTTCTATTTTTACCAGTTACAATAAACAAGTTTAAAGATTTTGTATTAGGTCTAGTTATTACTTTAGATACAATACAACCTTGATATTTATCTTTTTTATCTTCATTCCATAATATCCAAAGCTGTGCTTTATTATTATAGATTAAATCCATAACATCTTTTAAGTTATAATGATTTCCTGAATATTTTAATGCTTTATCTATAGACTCGATAACAAAAGGTTCAGCTTCTTTAATATTTTCTGTAGGTATAAGTACAGGTATTGTCATGTAATTTCTAAGTAACTACATATAACGTGAAGATCATTTGCATTCTCTGCTTGTACTTTTAATTCTTCATCTGTATTCATAACTAAAGGATTAGTTAATAGTTCAGTAGTTGTTTTAGCAGCTATATCTTTTTGCTTAAATAAACTAAATACATCATTACTTGTATTAAGTAAAGTAACTGTTATCTCACAAGCATTACTTGCATCATCATTAGAAACAAGTATTGACTTTACTATACTTACAGTTGATTCAGGTGATGTATATAAAACTGTATTATCAGTAGTTGTTAAATCTATTTTACTATTTTTATAAGTATGTGCCATTAGTCTTTATGCATATTTAATTGTAGTAATGATTTCCAAAATTCATCTAGTGGATTATGTTCACAATTATTACATCTACAATATTCACATACACCATCTTTATTACAATGACAAACGTGATCGCAATTATTACATTTATCTATGTCAGAAACCATGCTGTTACCTCCTGATTTTCAGAGTTATGATATCTTACTAATTGATTAGTAATATCTTCTGATACTAATTGATATTCATATGTAGATAATAAAATACCCTCTAAAGTGTAAGCAGGATAGTTATAAACATATTCTAAGTTTTGTTTACTAGCCATTATGATCCAGCTCTATCGCTTCCAAATCTATCGCCTTGAGATCCGCCAATGCCACCACCTGGCCCAGTTGGCCCACTTTTATCTTTGTCTTTGCCTTTATCACCAATGCCAAATGGCCCTTGCGGTTGTGATCCGCTACCAACTTGACCGCCTAAAGGCCCTGTTGGACCTCCTCCTCCTTCTTGTTCAGGATCTGCATAAACATTTTTATCATAGTCATCTAAGAAACTATCAAAATCATCTTCAGCTTTTTTAGTTATTTGTCTTAATTTATCATCACTTACTAAACCAAAGCCTGGATCTATTTCACCAGTACCAATAAGGTCTCTACCAACTTGATGTTTTTCAGAAGTTTGTCTAAATTTATCCATAGCCTCTTCTACTGACATACCATCTTCTATATCTTTATTAATACTATCAATATCATTACTATTTATACCATAAGTATTTTTAAGTTTTTGTTTAGCAAAACCAGTTGTAATACCTGAAAATAAACCTGTTGGTATACCTGTTACTGCTCCAATTAAACCTAAGGCAGTTTGTGCAATAGGATTAGTATTAGCCATATTAAATGTACTATAAGGATTATAACCTGTTGCAATTGATCTTGCTTGACCAGTTCTATTTTCATCACGCCCACCACCAGTACGTATATTTTGACCAACTAAACCTGTTGTAGAATCTGTTACAGAATCTGTTACCATATCTCTAGGTAAACCAGTAATAGGATCAATTATACTTTCACCTGTATCAAAACCAGTTTGATAACCACCACCTGGAAAGTAATCTGTTTGATCAGATCTAAATCCACCCATATATTCTGGAGTAGTAATAACAGTTTGTCCAGTTATAGGATCAATACTAAATTGTTGAGCTTGTCCAGGTCTTGTTGCATCTATACTTCTCGAATCAAAACCTGTACCTGATAATAAACTTTTGTATTCATTTCTAGCTGAGTCAAGTTCATTTGATAAAATATCTTTAGTAAGATTATTTCTTACAGCTTGAAATTGTCTTTCACCTGCACTTGGATAATACAAGTTATTATACTTTTGTCTTAACTCATCAAATATACTCATTACCTATAACCTTCTTTTATTGCTTCTATATCTATACCTTGTGCATCTGACCATGTAGTAGCTGCAGGTATAGTTAAGTTAAATTTAAAATATCTTGCTGATTTATGAAATGGTATTGTTCCTGTTGTATGCATAGCTGTATTAGCAGTTGTTGAAACAGTATCAGCTACTCTGTTTCTAAAACTTAAAGAACCTGTTGCATCATCAGTATCTATTATTGGTCTAACATGAGTTACTAAAGATCTTCTTTGTGGAGCTAGTTCTGTTTCAGCAGTTCCTATTTCTGCTGCTAAACTATCACCACTAAATGATCCTAGTTTATGATCAGTATTTATAACACCTACTGATCTTTGACCTCCTGCAAAAAATGCATCATCAAGAGATATAGTAATAGCATCTATATCATTAGTACCTGAAGATGGAAAATCATCTAATTCTTCTAATGTAAATCCTGCTGTAAGTACATCAACAATTACTTCATGATCTAATTCTACTATAGACCATCTAGCACTAGCTATATGATAAATTAATATTTTATCATTTTGTGTATCTGAGTTTGTACCTGTAGCAGATGGATAAGACCACATAACTAATTTATTTTGATGATCATAAGATGCTCTTACTCTTTCTCTTTTAGCAAACTTTAAATCATTATAAAAGAAACGATCTACTTTATTTGCACCAATAGGTTTAGCACTAGAACCATCAGTAACATAAAAACCATCTTCAGATAGAAAGTAAACTAAGTTACCTACTTGTATAACATTCTTACCTTGTACAGCTCCTCTATTATCTTCTATTCTTCTAAAAGAAAATACTACATTACCGCCTCTATAATCCATTCTAGTAATACGAGATTCTTGAAATATTAATCCAAACTGTCCACCAGTAACTCCTGTAATAACTCCACCTTCAGGTAGTGTTTCAGAGTCAGCTTGGTTAACACCTACTGTCCAAGATGTAGGACTATTAAAGCTAGTCCATTGTACTTTGTTTTGTGCTGTAGGTTGAAATCCTGTAACTACAAAGTTACCTATAACTGCAGCATGTCTAAATGTAGGAGGTGATCCTGCAAGAGCTGCGAAGTCTGTTGACCCATCTAGTGTCCATGCTTGAGGTGCATTAGCTCCATTAAAAGCAATAACAACTTCACCAAATCTAATAAAATCCCAATAGCCATTAGTATCTGTACTAAATGTAGTACCACCACTTTCATCTACAAAAGCATTAGATGTTAGTTTATATAGTTTAGTAGCATCACCAGCAAATATAGATACAACTCCGCTATCAGATTTAAAGGCTTTAGCACCTTGTGTTCTTGCATCAGTTGCGTTACTAGAAGTAACAGATATATTTTTAAATGGTCTATAACTATTTACAGCAGGAAATACATTCTTAGCTTGTGTAGAGCCAGGATTCATATGATCTGGTAAATCAGGTAGCCATTCTCCAAAAGGTAACTGCATTATTTTACGTTATCTAAATTGTTAATATTAATACCTGATCTTTGAATTAAAGGTGAGCCATTGTATTTATCTAAATCATCTGCATCTTCCGCTTGTTTAATAGCAGCTTCATACTGTGCTTTAAATTGTGCAACAGATTGTTGATCCATACCTCTAAGAAATGTTGATGCATAATATAATGCACCATATAAATATATATCAGGAAACTTTGTAAGAATAGTATTAGTTGTAGTTGTAGCATCAATACTATCAAATGCTTTATAAAAAACTATTCTAGCTGTGTATGTAGAATCAGGTACAGGACTAAATCTAAAATTAGATCCCTCAATAGAAAATGCTTTAGGTATTCCAGAGTTAGTATAGTCTTGTGTATCTGCTTGATGATAAGGAGTCATTAACTGTAATACTCTTTGTGGACTAGTGCTAGTTAAAATAAAACTTCTTATTTGTAAAAATCCTGTAGGTAATGCTTCTGTTTCTGTATCAATAGTAAATGAACTATTAACAGTTTCCATATCTCGTATTCTTAATCTACGATTAAAGTCTGCTTCAGTAAGATCTATGAAGTCATCAATCTCTGAAGTCAAGTCATCACGTGCTAAGAAATTAGCAATAGCTGTTTTTAAATTTGCATAATTGTTTAAAGCCATTATAATTTTTTACTTCCTACTCTAAAGTTTTGGAACTCATTACTATTAATCATCTTCTTAATAATATCTCTTTGATCATCTTTATGTAATTTATGATAGTTAGAATGACCAAATAGTTCTTTAGTTTTAATTTGTAATGCAATCAAAGGTATCTGTGCTATACGTTGAAACTCACCTTTTTGTTCTTGAGTATGATTTCTAGATATTTTATTTTGTCTAAGTATAGATTCAGTATCTTGTGATTTTTTTACTACAAGTTTACTTGTTGCTTTATCTATATGTATATCCTGATTAGGATTATATATATCTGACATATTACAGCTCCGTTGTATCTACATCGTATGCATCAACTAAAACTCTCCAACCATATGTATCAGACATAAAGACAAGTCCAATACCTGTATTCTCAGTTGTTAAAGTTAAGTCTGCAGTTAATCCTTGTATTTTTTTTCCGTTTCTAGCTACAGTTAAATTGTTATTATCAAATGATGCAGCACTATCTAGTATGTGTATTTCATCACCAACTGCAGGGGATGCAGGAAGTGTTACTGTAAATGCACCACCAGATGTATCAGCAAGTATTCTGTCTCCAGCTACTGCTGTAAAGTTTGCAGTGTATGCAGTCCATCTTTTAGCAAAGCCATTAATAGCACCAGTAGTTGTAATGGTATCAATAAATGCATCCTTAAAGTATAAAGAGGAAGTACCTAAGTCTACATCTGAATCTGTAACTGGCCCAAGAACACCATTAGATATAGTTACTTGTTCATCACCAGCAGCAACAAAAGCAAATGAATCTGATGCGTGTTTATAATGAATACCACCTGAGTTAAATGCAGCGTTATCTCCAAAGTCTATCAATCCTATGTTATTAGCACTACCAGCCATTTGTATACCTGGTCTGTTATCATCTTCAAATACCGCACATTGGTTACTTGCATATAGTGGACTTGATGCTAAATCATTTACTACATGAAGTTTTAATGCAGGACTATCAAAATTAATGCCTACACTTACAGGTATATCTTTAAATATATTTGCTATAGTCATTTTCTTAGTGGCAGTTGCACTAGTGTCTACTATAGGTAATACATCATCTGATGCACTAGATGTTAATGCTGTTAAATCACTAATCTTACTATCAGCCATGTTTGTTCCTCTTTCTTAATACTTTTGTTCTTTGTTTGTTCTTGGTTTGTTGCTTTGAGCTTTGTTCTTTAATTTGTAATACTTTTACTAATTCACTAAATTGCATTAGTTTTGAATTGGCGTAGCAGTTTCATAGGATACACCTACACCATCTTCACGTATGATGTTGTCTCCTGTTTCTAATAATAGGTATGTTAAATCTTCTAAGTTCAGGGCATCATTAGGTACATCTGTCCTACGATTACGATAACGGTCCTGACTTCGTAATGATATAAATGGTGGTCGCATTACTGACTTACTTCAGTTACTCTTGCAGTTCCTGTAGTAGAACCTACTCTAATCAATGCAACTTTACTTGCTGAGTCTACTCTAAAGTATTCTACAGTAAATGCAGGTAAGATTAAAGAAGATGAACTAGCAGTGGGAGCTGGATCAAATGCTACATAAGCATCTACAGTAGATACTATTCTAATCTCTCTAGTGTTAGCATCAAAAGCATTAGAAGCAGCAGAGGATGATCCTACAGCTACAGTCTGTGTTGCGCCTGGTCTAAATGTTGTTGGAGCTTTCATATTTTTTCCTTGTTTAAAAGAGGGAGCCGAAGCTCCCCCTAATTATTAATTACTCAGTAATATCAAGAATGATACCGTGAGCAGCTTCGTTTCTAACTTCTAGAGTAAATTCAACTAGTAGTTGTTTTTTCTCTGAGTCGCCAGTCTTAGCAAGATCATTCACTTGGAAATCTCTTAGGTAAGCGGCAGCAGCCATGTCTGTTTGTAGTAAGAAAAGAGTTTCTAAACCACCCATGACTCTGTTAGGTATGATCTGGATAGAACCAAAGTCTGATACATACACATCAATTGCAGCATCAAAAGTTCTTTCACCAGCATTACTAAATCTAGGTGTAGATGTAGTAGCTGTGAATCCAGAGATTGTTTGTTTTACCTTCGGTGGTACAACAAGAACATCAGTGTCACCACCTGCTGCATATACTTCTTGTATAACAGTTTTAAGGATAGTTTCAGTTATTGCTCTGTTTGTTCCAGCGCCAGGAGCATCAGTACCATCACCAGTTGATAATGTTCCAGAAGTTCCAGCGTCACCGTTAGTTTCAATCCAACATTGTAATCCACCTAAAGTTCTTGCAGCAGTTGCAGATCCAACCGCAGCTACTGTTGCAGAAGATAAAGAAAGTTCCATATCTTTTTTAAGTTCTTTAGATTTTTTAGCTATTTGGTAAGCCATTTCATCAGCTCTACCCGCAGCGTCAACAGCAGATTGAGTTCCAGAAACAGCAATCACTTTGTCCATAATCTGTGTAAAGTTTTGTTTTCTAGCAGTTGCAGTCATTGCATCTGTAGTAGCTTCATCACCTTCGATTACAGAGTTAGTAGCAGCAGCAGCTAATGAATCAATTTGCCACTCATGCTTAGTTTGTTTAGCAATCGTTCTTGGGATTGCAGAAAGTATTGGAGTATCTTCAGGAGATATATTGTAAATTACATCTACTAAATCTTCTCTAATACCAGTAGTATCGTACGTATCGTACAAGTTTGTTGGTTGTGCCATTTAAGACTCCTTATAGATAGTCCTTAAAAATAGAAGCTGCATCTTTAGCAGCACCTGTTTTTTTCAGACGATTTAGTTTATCTCGTCTAGCTTTCAGAGTAGCATCACCTTTATTTTTAGCAGTGCCTGGCTTAACAACTTTAGGAGCTGTTGCAACTTTCTTTGTAACTTTAGCATTAGATTTTCGTAAAGCATCATAAGCCATAGCATCTCTAATTAACAAGACTTGTCTTGCATCATAAACACTATTTATCTCTTGATCTCCATAACCAACTTTAGACAAGTATTGTCTCATGTCAGCTTTGAGTTTAGTTGCTTTAGCAGGATCATTAAATTCAGGCACAAGTGTTGCAACTTTATGTTGTTGTTCTTGTAAGTATTTTTGAAACTCTTGAGCTTGATTAGCTTTAGTTTCTTCCTGAATCATTTGCAGATTCTCAGCACGTTTACGCATTTTATGTTCTAAGCGTGCAGCTTCTGTTGGATCTTCTTCGTAAAGTTTTTCAAAGTCTATATTGCTATACTCTCTTTGTAACTCTTGTTGAGCTACAGTTGTAAGTTCTGTAAGTTTAGACAATTTATTATTAATCTCAGATTGAGATTGTTGCATAAGATCATTGTATTTTGATTTCTCTAAAGATAGTTCTGATGTTTTGCGTGTGTAATCTGCTTCTCTTTGGTATCCCCGAAGTAATTCATCAAGGGTCACCTCCATTTCACTACCGTCTACTTTAACAGTATATGCAGGCTCCTCTGAACTTTCGTTAATATCTTGTTCAGCATCATCTGTAGCTTCTTCAGCTACTGCAACACCTTCAATATCCTCTGCAGGTATATCTTCAGACGTTGGTTCTTCTACAACTTCTTCAGTTGTATTTTCTTTTTCTTCTGTTTCAGCAGGTGCTGGTTCAGAAGTTAAGCCTTGCATCAAACCTGATAAGGTTTTTGCAGCGCCTAATACATTTGTAGCTTCTTCAGCCATATGTACACTCCTTTATGGTTAGTGTTATTTAAAGCACTCCAAATGGGTGGTGCTATTTTTTGCGTAGCTCGTCTAGTTGTTTACTAGCAAGCTGACCAGTTTCCATAACAGTACGGAAATGGTTTTCAAACTTACCTAAAATTTGATATGCAAGATAGATCTTTGTTCTTGCAAGTTCATCATTTGGTCCTGTTTGAAATATTGCATCAGTATAAGATTGTTTTAAAGTAGTTATTGCTTCTTCAAACAACTCATCTTCTAAAATTGTTTTTGCTCTTGAGCCTCTACTGCTCTCCAGTTGTAGGTCCGACATTAATTTCTACCTGTGTTTGTGGTTCTTCTGGTTGTAACAAATTTTTATTAGCTGCGTCAAGCATTTGTTTATTGGTATCTGTAACACCTTTCATCTCTAATGCTTCACGTTTTATAGCCTTTTCATCTATATCAGATTGATATTTAAGTTCTAACTCTTTAACTTTAGCTTCAAATTCTAATATCATTTTTTGATACTTAAGTTCCATCTCACGCATTTTATGATCATTATTCATTTGAGCTGCCATAGCTTTTTGTTGAGTTTGTATCTGTGATACTTTTTCAAACTCAGTAGGCGGAGGTGGTTGTTTACGAGGCATTTGTTGCATACCAACTTCAGGGTTAGTAAAGTATGATCCAACATCTTTAAGTCCTGCATTCTCAATAATACGAGCTAATGTATTATAAATATTATTAAGATTAACAACTGGTCCTTGTGCAGATCCTTGAAGTTTAATTGCTTCTAGTTGTCTACCAAGTATAGCATTTAATATTTGTAGTTGTTGATCTCTTGATCCAGTACCTAATCCTACATGTATAGTAACATTGCATCTATCTCTCCACTCCATAGGATTCATAGGTACAAAGTTATTATTAACTTTAATAATTCTTTCTTTATCTTGATACTTAACTACTAGTTCAAATATTTTTTTAAATATATCTTTAACACCTGTCTCAGCAAATACTCTAGCAATTAATTCTAATCGCATTTGTGATTGTGATAAGATAGTATTTATACCTGATGCAGTTTTATTAAGTGTATTAGTATCCATACCTTGATTATATTTAGTAATACCACTACGTTCTTCTTTAACAGTATCTAAATATTCTAATAATGGAAATGCTTGTTGTGTTAATGTTTGATTTTGTAATGGCATCATAACCTGACTAGGTGCAGATTTAGTTCTAACAATTCCACCAGGTCTATTAGTTAGTAAGTCATCAAGATTAACTTGACCATCCATTACTGCTACTCTGTTATTATTTGTTAAGTACATATTATCTAGTACTTGTCTCATAACAGTAGATTTAATTAATTGTATATCCTCTACTAACTCTGATACTGATCTACCATAGAATCTATGTGGTACTATAATAGGTGTAATAGAACAGAATGGATGTGAATCTACAGGTACATTATCAAGAATAGTATAACCACCTTCACCTGCACTAGTAATTTTTCTTAGTTCTGCAATACCATCACCATCCATATCAATCTTAATATATGATTCATAAACAATAATTTCTTCAGTAGCAGAATCTCCTACTACTCTATCATAATCATCATCTATATTTCTATATCTTACAGATCTTTCAGAGTTATATCTTTCTTTATTTTCAATAGGTAACCCATAAACTTTATCATGATCAAATCCCATTTCAATTAATGTACTACGACTAGTAGGTACTTTATGACAGATAAAATTTGCATCTTTTAAAGACTTAGCTTGTCTTTCAATTAAAAATTCTTCAGGTGGTATTGGTTCTATTTTAACTCTACCAAATGTTTGTGTTCTAGAAATAACTACATCATGCAACATAGGAGTTGGAATACTATTTATTTCATCTCGCATCATTGATGCCTGTAATGAATCTTCTAATTGTCCTAAGTTTTCTTTTTGTTTTTTAATTTCTTTTTTAAATAATTCATCTTCATATTCAGTATGTTCTAATACTTCAACACCATCTTCTTCAATAAGCATAGTAAACTCATCTTCAGAAAGTTTTTGATAAGTTTCTCTTTCTACTTTTTCTGAATCATCCCAATACACTTTTACAATACCATTCTTTTGTAACAGTGCATCTTTAAACATTGTATATAAAGCTGTGAATCCATCATTATCTTTATTAAAGATATGATTTAAATAATCAGTAGCTTGTTCTGCAATCTTAACATCTTCTTGTGTAACAGGTTCTACTCTTACAATGTTATCTGATGCAGTAAATATTCTTAGTAATGGTGGTAATATAGATTCAATAGTATCAGCAACATCAGTAGATACTACTTGTGATCTACCTTCTACTTCATTGCCAAACCCTTCGCCAAAGTAATATTCATTAGCTTTGCGTCTTGAGTCTGTTAGCTCTGATTCATAATATCCATAACTATTTTTGATATGATCACCAAGAATACCTTGTATATTATAATCGTCTAGTGGTTTACCTTTTGCCATATTGTTCCTTAAACTATATATCTAGTGTCTACATTCATAGGTTTAGTCCAGTCAGTTCTTGTTGGTCCATCAACAGAACAACCATATCTAAAAGCATCTGCTGCATGTGATGCCCAGTCATGTAGGGGTTTATTTTTAAATGTCTGCATTCTATCATCAAACTGTTTACGGTATTGTCGCAAACAATCAATACCATATTTACATTTATTTTTATCAAACCAACAGTTATCTAAGTTATTTCTTACAGCTTCAATACCATGATCAACTGCTAATCGAGGACACACCTCAAAATCTAAACCTAATTCATAAGCAACTTCTAATCTAGATTTGCCAGTGCCTAGTTCTCTTGTAGTAATATCGTGTGGTCCAACATGTCTACCATAGTTGTAACCTTTTTCTTCTAATACATTTGCATAATGTGATAATGATTCACCAGATGATTCATAGTAATCTATTAATCTAATTTCATCTCCAACTCTTTGTGCAAACCAAATAGAAGTTGAATCACCTATACCTAAATCCCACCAAGTTTCTACATCAACAGTAGAATCATATTCAACATCAGTAATTCTATTTTCTTTTTCTGCTTTCTGAATTTGTTTTCCATAATAGGATCCTGAGACTGCAGCTTGAAAGCTACATTCAAATTCCTGTTCGTATTGGTCGCTTGGCATTGTAAGCCTAGCTTCTTCTAATTCATAGTCAGGTATAATTTCTGTTTCAGATGCTCGGTATAATTGTCCATACCAATCTCCACCCCTACGTACAGCTAGATCATATACATCCCAGAATTGATTATGACCCATAGGTGTACCAATAAATATAACATAACCTAGTTTGTCTGATACTGCAGGTCTTACAACCTCAGTCCATACTCTAGGTGACATAAGAGCAAACTCATCCATACATACACCATCAAAGCCTAAACCTCTAAGTGCATCTGGATTGTCCGAGCCGAAGATTTGTATACGTGATCCATTCCATAGATCAACCTTCAGTTCGGTTTCGTGACGTTTACCACCAAGTTTCATTAAGGGTTCTGTATATTCTTTTAAATAGTCGTAAGCGACTGCTTTACCCTGGCGATAGGTTGGTGCAATATACGCCAATCTTGCGTTCTGTATTTCACATGCAGTCATAATTAAATGATTGATGGCAAATACAGTCTTGCCAAATCTGCGATGACAGCAGATGACATTAAATCTTCTTAGATCGTTGTGAATCTTTTCTTGTAGTGGTCTTGGTTCGTAAGGTATGGTTACTTCCATTAATCCTTTTTCTTACGCCATCCTATTTGAACGGTAATTGGTTTATCATCATTCCCAGATACAGTCTGATTAACAGATGATAGCTTTGAATGTACAAATGGTGCAGCTTCTTTAGCAGCCCACATCTTTTTTTCTACAGATACTTGTGGGTTGTTTAATAAATTAAGCATATATTTTAAAGGAGTTGTTTGTCCTTTGCCTAATTTTGCATCAAGACGTTCTTGTTTTGTTCCTATCTTAACACCTTTTGGTCTACCTGCACCAGTTCTTTTTCCACCATGAGCCATTATATTAATCCTGTTATATTAGCAAGTAACATCTTTCTCATATCCATAGGTTTAGTCATTCTAGACTGTGGTCCTATAATTCTACCATCTGGCATAATTCGTGTATCAGGAGTTCCACCTGATGCTTTAGGTTGTTTCATGTACTTCATTTGTTCTTTAGCAATAAAGTCTAAAGGAAACTCACCTTGTGCAGCTTCCATTATTTGTTGAGCTTGTGGACCTGTAATATTACCTTTAAATACTTCTATCATAGCTCTGTATAGTTCTTCTTCTCCTGGATCACCCATCTTATATTGATCTAAGTTAGGTTCACCTACTTTTTCACCAAAGATTTCCATAATATCTTTATTATTTTTTACTATACGACCATCAAATCTAGAGCCAGGACCTACTACTTTATTTTTATCTAAAGTAACTATGTCATTATCTACAGTAATTAGTTCAATATTTTTCATATACTTCCTTATTAGTTAACACTTCCATCTTTTTCTTGCTTGCCTTAATCTTGAGTTCGGATCTTTAGCAGCTTTAGGAAATTTTTTCATTTGTCCTGCACTTCTTGCACAAAACGACTTTCTTCTTTTAGCATCTTTGCTTCCAGCTTTAACTTTACCAGTAACAGCAGTCTTTAACTTGCTTCCAGGATTAGCACGTCTGTATGCAGCTACACCTTTAGCTGTCATACCTGCTCCAGACTTAGTTGGTCTAAAGTTTTTCTTGTTTCTTGCTGGCATTTTGTCTGGTTTACGTGCCATTACCTGTATCTCCTAGTTTTCTTAGCAATATTCTTAGGTTGTTTAACGTGTTGCTTACCTTTTTTAGTACCTTTACGTTTAGCTCTGCTAGTTGCAGCATATTCAGCAGGGGTTAATGCTTTAATTGCAGCCGAAGGTAGATATCTTTCACCTGTCTTAGCAGAAGGTTTACCAGATTTGGTACGCCATTTCTGTTTGGTCCAACTCTTAAGACTTTTTTGTGACTTTTTTAGTGCCATGTTTTTTCTTTAATACCTCTTTAGCTTTTTTTGCAATCCTTGCTTGTTCTGGTTTCTTGCCATACTTACTGCGCTGTTCCATCACTGTAAGAATTTGTATCTTTCTAGCGTATGGTTTGTTAATTCTTTTAACTTTAGCTACAGTAGCTCTAGCATCTGCAGGTGTTGCGTACTTAATAGGTACAGTATCTTTAGGATTCTCATCAGTATATAGTCTACGACCACTACCTTTTGGTTTTTTTCCTGTTCCTACTCGTGGATCTTTTCTTTTTGATTTTGCTGCCATACTTTTTTACAAATTTCTTAGCTATATTAGGTTCATTAGCAAATAAATACTTCCGTTGTTTAACAGATTTAAATGGCATTACCTATATCCACCACCTGCAGCCTTATAAGATTTAGCCAACATCTGCGCTTTACGTGCGGACCATTGTCCAGCCTTACCACCTTTGGTACCAGCTTTGATTCTATTGAACATACGCTTACGCATACCAGGTTTAGTATAGTTACCTGCTTTGTTAACTGTGCTTTTCTTAGCCATTAAATAAAGAATTTACCATTTTGTTTTTGAACTTCTTTTAAAAGTTTTTTAAATTCTTCATAACCAATGTCATCAGGGTGAATTCCAAAAATTTTACTTTCTGTTCCACTAGATTTTTCAAATAGTTTTTTAGCTTTTTTATTAGTCATGATTTCATACCCTTTTTCTTTTTTTTCTTAGATTTTAAGATCTTAGCCT